GGAGTTCCACAAGAAGTAACAAGAGCCTGCGGCATCCAGTTCAAGGGTCCACAAGAACTGTCCAAGTTCGCAGGCGGCAACGGTCGCTGCGGCATCGTATTCCAGTACCACGACGTTCATCGCCAGCCGGTTGACTATGCCACGGTTCGCTGGATTGACAAGCGTGGCGGGTTCGTGGTGGTTGGTGGTCGCAACCACATCAAGCTCAGCGCTCCGGCTGGCCGCGTCCCCAAGCCGTACTTCCCACTCATCAACGACTGGTCTAAGGTAGAGCCGGGTACTCGGGTGTACTTCCACGAGTCGGCTCTGAAGGCCATCAACGGCGCGATACTGGGCAAGTTCAGCGTTGGCCTCAACGGGGTATGGGGCTTCTGCTCCCAAACGCGGAACGTCGCACTCCTGCCAGAGATTGAACAGCTCCCTTGGCGCGAGTTGCAGCTCCAGCCTGTCATAGTGTTCGACAGCAACTGGCGAAACAACACCCAAGTCAGCCTAGCGATCAACCGCCTCGCCGGTGCGCTGCTCCATCGTGTGCCTGGGATCGCGCCTCCAGTGCATCTGCCCCTGCCGCCTCGTAACGAGGAGACGGACTGGGGGTTTGATGATGCCCGCGTTGTCATGGGCGACGAGTGGGCTCGCACGTATCTGGACGGCGACGGCGTGCCGGTTGACGCCTCCCCACGGAACGCGGCGCTCGTGGAGGTGAATAGCGAGGTGGTCTGGGTGCATGAGGTCAGCCGCATCGTACACATGGATGAGGGGCACCAGTTCAGCCCCGCTATCTTCAAGCATGGAGCCTACGCCAATCGCGTGGTGTTCGAAACCGCAGAGAATGGACAAGCCCGCGCTGTCAGCGTGGCCGATAGCTGGCTGAAGTGGAACCGCCGCAACGAGGTCCACCGTCTGGTGTACGAGCCGGGGCAGGAAAGATTAAGGGCTCCGCATTGGTTCAATATGTGGAAGGGCATGGGGTGCGAGCCGTCGGAGGGTGACGTTGCCCCGTTTCTGGAGGTTCTGGACAACAACATCGCCGACCCCGCCATGCGACAGTGGCTCTGTCGGTGGCTGGCGTATCCACTTCAGAACCTCGGCGCGAAGCTACTCACGAACGCCGTGCTCGTCGGTCCCCCGGGAACGGGCAAGTCGTGGCTCTGCGAACTCATGGGCCACATCTACGGCGACAACTACATCGAGATCGGCCGGGAGCAGTTGGAGAGCAACTTCAACAGCGTCTATCACACGAAGCAGTTCGTCAACATCAACGAGGTTACGCGCAGCTCCTCACGGGAGCGCAGCCTGTCCGCGAACAACAAGCTCAAGCAGCTCACCACCAGCCCGACGCTGGTAGTCAACAAAAAGAACGAGGCCGAGTGGACTTGCACCAACCACGTCAACATCATCATTACTACGAACTACGCCGACGGCCTCTTCCTGGATGAGAAGGATCGGCGCTCGGCGGTTCTGGACTGGCGGCCGAAGGTTGACCACCGCAACGATCGGGCGTACTGGGAGCGGCTCTACAAGTGGCGGGACGGCGAAGGGGCGGCAGCTCTGTACCATTGGCTTCTGTCGCTTGACCTAAGCGGGTTTGACGCGGCGGGTTGGGCTCCGCACACCGATGCCAAGGAGGACATGATTGAGAGCGCTCGCATGGGGTGGGAGGTGTGGATCATGGAGCTGGCGAAGGCGCCTGATCTGTACCTGCCGCCGGATTGGGCGGGGCGCGAAATCTTCACCAACAAGGAGCTCCGCACTCTGTGCGCGGTGCAGCTTGAAACTGAGGTGGAGCGTATTGGGAACATCAGCTTCGGCACTCAGCTCAAGGCGCACTTCCCAAAGGCGAATTGGGGGCGCAAGGTCAAGCCGCATGATGGTATTCCTGAGACGTATTACGTCGTTCGGGGTGACGCAGAGGCTTACAAGAGCCATGAGGCGTGTTGTCGTAACATCGGCAAGAAGAAGTACTCGTGACGGGGTTCTGGGCGCTCCGTTCTCTGGTAGCGACAGTAGCGATGCGGTAGCTGCACCTTGAAACCAACTGGCTACCGTCTAAGTGGTTGTTTTTATTGGCAAAAGCACATTCAGTAGCGACAGTAGCGATGTAAACCCCAATCCACCACATAGCAGGTACACCTCGGCTTGCCCCTATGTTGCATTTTTACCACGTCGCTACTGCTACTGTTGCTACCAGCACGAGGGTTTTCGCCGAGGCTCCCCCGTTTTAGGGCGGAGTGCGACGGTTAAAGTGCCCAGAATCCCAGCACGGCCTTGGACACCGGGACAAATCAGGTTGTCCGCACTCCGTGCGCCGAGCGCATGAGGGGACGCCCGACGACGAAGACCCCTCCACGAGCAGGGGCATCCGTCAGCTGGCACGTAACTTGCTACGCGCGCAGCGCGCGCGATGCGTACATGGCACGGAGCGCCCGGTCCCGAAAGTGTAACAAATTGTAAAAAGAGCCGAAAACGTGCACCTCCGAGGCCAAAACGATGCTACTATGCGCTTGTTGGCTGGGGATGGGCCTCAGCCACAAACCGGAGAACCAAAATGGCGAAAGCCTCCAAGCAAGCGCAAGTCCCCGCCACCGAAGCCGCTGCGCCCTCGCGCGTTACGCTCGTCGCCGCGAAGACGGCGAACTTCGGCCTCGCCCCGAACCCCTCCGCACTGGAGCGGGCGAAGGTCCTCAAGCCCGCGAAGGGCGAGAATCCCAAGCGCGTCCGGGTCTACGGATACGACAACGGCGCCGACGGCGGTCGCGTTCCCAAGGACGCCGTGTTGCAGGTCGTCCCGGGCACGACGGGGCTCCCGAAGGGCGTGACCTCGGGCCAGTGGGCGCTCCTGCAGGCGGAGTCGGGCAAGTCGGTCCGCGCCGCGTACGACGCTGGCGTCACCAGCCGCACCGTGCGCCGCTCGTACCGCTCGGGCTTCATCCGCTTCGTCGGCCAGGACGCGGCCGCCGAGTAGCGCACGGAGCGCGTAGCACGGAGCCCCTTCGGGGGCTCTTTGAACGACGACGAGCGATGAGCCGAGGACGACGATCCTCCGGATCTCGTCTAACCAACTGTCGCAGTTAACCGGGCAGGGGAGGGGGTGGGTAAAGGTCAGGTACCATACAGAGCACAGTGGATTGACCAAAATCCGCTTCCGAAGCTCTGCCCGGAGTACGGAGTACCCTGAAGGGGAGTACCCTGAAGGGGAGTACGGAGTTCTCGGAATTGGGCACTTGCAATCCGAACGCTTCTGTGCTATAATGAGTGCATGTCCGAAGGTAAAGTCCAGATCCTCACCCAAGAGGAGTACGAGGCTCAGGCAGAGAAGGAGATGGACGGGACGTTTCACGCCCTCGCCGTCCGCCCTCGCCCGTATCCCATCCCCCGTAGTATCAGCCGTAAGAACGTAGAGAACGCATTTCACACCGCGTTCGAGCTCGTCGGGGGTACCCCTCGGCTTGCGATCTGGGCGAACGACAATCCTACGGACTTCTACAAGCTCTACTCCAGGATGCTGCCTCAGCAGATGGACTCCAAGGTTCAGGGGGCCATCCAGCTAGTCGTTCCTCGCTCCCCGCTGGACGACTGATGCTCACGGCCCTCCCGTACACGCCGAGGGTTCAGTTCGCCCCGTACCATCAGCGAGGCAATCGGTGGTCGTGCATTGTCGCCCACCGCCGCGCGGGGAAGACGGTCGCAGTGGTCAACGACACGATCGCCCGCGCCGTGTACACGAAGAAGCAGGACGCGAGGTACGCCTACATTGCTCCGTACTACGGACAGGCGAAGCTGATCGCGTGGGACTATCTTAAGAAGGGTACGCAGGGCATCCAGGAGAAGATCTTGGAGAGCGAGCTGAGTGTGAAGCTCGTGAACGGGAGTCTGCTGAGGCTGTTCGGAGCGGACAATATTGACGCCATCCGGGGCATCTATTTGGACGGGGTGATCCTGGACGAGTTCGCGGACATGAACCCCGCGCTCTGGGGGAGTGTGATCCGCCCGCTGTTGAGCGATCGACGCGGATGGGCGACGTTCATCGGCACTCCGAAGGGGCACAATGCGTTCTACGACATACGGGAGCAGGCGCGACAGGATCCGGACTGGTTCTATGCGGAGTTGAAGGCATCGAAAACTGGACTGATTGCCGAGGAGGAGCTTGCGGATGCCCGCAAGACCATGACCGAGGACCAGTACAACCAGGAATACGAGTGCGACTTCGAGGCGGCGATCATCGGTGCGTACTACGGAGCGCTGATGCGTCAGGCGCACGACGAGAACCGGGTCACGACCGTCCCCGTGGACCCGGAGTACGCGGTCAACACGTACTGGGATATCGGTCGGAGCGACAACACGGTAATCTGGTTCGGCCAAGAGGTCGCCAACGAGATCAGGCTGCTGGACGTGTACGGTACGAACGGGCAGGACATTGAGCACTTCGTTCGAGTTCTGGCAGAGAAGGGCTATCAATACGACACGCACTTCTTGCCACACGACGCCAAGGCGAAGACCCTCGCCACGAAGCGCTCTGTCATTGAGCAGCTC